AAGTAGCTATTACTTCTCCATTATCACTGGTTAGGCTAAAGTTGCCCTCGTCACCTACGAGTGGTCTGACGTTAGTTATTTCACCGTTATCAGCAGTAAGTGCGAATGAACCCTCTTGTGCGACTATTTCAGTAGTCTGAGTAACTGAACCGTTATCGGCAGACAAATTAAATGTACCCTTATCCTCGTAGCGTTCAGTGATAGTAATAAGGTATCTGAGGTCTGATTCAACATCATATATCTGACCACTAACAGGTCTGAGCATTTTACCGTCTTGGTCTATGAACCATCTAGGGTTGTATACAGCTTCAAAGTGTACATCTCCCTTATCGTCTATGTGTAGTCCTTTGGTGGTACTACCAGAGATTACAGTGTTTCCAGCAGGGATTGTTCCGTTATCTGCTGTGAGAGTGAAGTTGCCTACTGCTCCTTGTATCTCTGTAGTTTGGGTGAGTTCTCCATTGTCGGCGGTAAGAGCGTAGTTAGATTCAGCACCTACTACTGTTAGGGTTGATGTGATCGTGCCATTATCGGCAGTTAAACTAAAGTCAGACTCTGCACCAGTAATCTCTGTGGTCTGCGAAACGTCTCCGTTGTCTGCACTCAGAGCGAAGTTGCCTATAGCTCCTATGATTTCAGTTCGTTGTACTACTTCACCGTTATCGGCAGTCAAGTTGAAGCTAGACTCTTGAGCCGTAATAGTAGCACCTACTGGCTCTAATTCTTCTAATGCTCCTATCGGTGCTGTGGATAGTGGAGTAAAACCTATCACGGTCTATCTCACTTTTTTAATAACAAATTGATGGCAATCATCAGCGATTTCACCACCACTTGTGTTGATTGTATATGCGCCGTCAGAATCTTCTACTCTTGTGCCTACCTCTATGTAATCTCCTGCACCAAGCTCTAATGTATAGATAAGACCTGTAGTCATGTTTCCATAAGCTGAACCTCTGGCGTAGTTACGGAGTGAGCCACCTCGGAGAGATGAGCCACCGTTTATCTTATAAATACCCTGTAATGTAGTTCTTGATGAGCCTGTAGTCTGTGCGCCACCAATAAATACAACTTCGTACCAGCCAGCTAATGCTACTGTTACTCTTTCGCTGTTCGTTACAGTTGAGTGAGTGTAGTTATCATCTTTGAACATCTCACCATCCCATGTCCAATAGACCTCTGTACCGTTAGCACCACCCACATTTTGGTTGACAGTTGATGTCTTATTGAGGATTATCATTGGCTCTTTAACTTCTTTGGCGGGTATTGTGATGAACACATCTTTGCTACCAGCACTCCAGCTTACCGCTGCATTTGAATTACTAGAAGCGGTTATTGTTGTTCTTGCTAGTAGAGTACCTGAAGTCGTAAAAGTACCAAGTCCTACTTCCCAGTCTGTACCGTCAGTGACAGTGTAGTAGCAAGTATCTGAGTTACTTAGGGCATCACTAAAAGACTGGTAGCCTGTTGCTGCTCCAGCTAATGTGTACGTTCCAGTACCAGTTGTTGTAGTGGTCTCTTTGACCCTATCTGCATAGACTAACGCCATTGGTTACTCCTAAGCTACGTCAGATATTTCAGCTACGTCTACTGCACTAATGTCTAGTGGTGAGCCTGAGTTAGTTGATTCACTTGTTACTGTTGTTACATGTAGTAGAGTTGTGCCTACTGAGAACGCTAGATGTGATGCTGTGCCGTTTGCTGAGGCGTTGTTGCCTGTTTGTGCGCCCAATGTTAGCTTGCGACCACTTGTGTCACCGTTTGCTACTGTCCAGTCACCATTTCCTGCTCCTGCTGTTAGCGTGTAGTTACCTAGTGTATAGGTTGTTGTTGCCTGTGTATAAGTCGTAGGTTGTGTTGAACATACGTCTACTCTTGTTGCTGTTGCGATTACTGCTAACATTCCGTCTAATGTTGCATCTGGTGTGAACTTTGCCATTTATTTGCCTTCTTTCGTTATGAATAACTGAGCGATGCCCTGTTATCCCATATATTATTAAATTGAGAATCCCCATCAGCCCACATGGTAATTACACCTGAGCTGGTGTCGAGTCTCTTGATTTGCCAAACAGCACCACTTGAAGCACTACCTATAGGTGCGTTACCTATATAGACTGTATTAGCCACTGTATCATCGACCCTATTAGCTAGTGTTGGGCTTGCTGTTGGCAATGCACCCTCTACCATGAACGGAGCTATAGATGAACTTCCGCCACCGCCACCACCACTAGGTGTATCACGTATCTCTTTTAATAACTTATTAGAGGCTTTTAGTTCTTTTTCTATGTTGGTAGTGTCTGTTGGTATTTGGGCGGGGATTACTATCTTCTTGATAGCCCCCTCTATAGCCTTGAGGTCCTTTGTGAGGGGCTTTAGGTCAGGTGCGTCTACTTTTACCACTGGTGCGTCTACGTTTACTACAGGGGCTTCTACGTTGGTTTCCTGAGCTTGTACGGCTGCTTCTACCTTGCCTATTAGCTTAGATAGCTCGCTGAACTGCTCTGTATAGTCTACAAACTTCTGTTCCTCTGTTTCTGCGTGGTCTTTTGGTATCTCTTTGACTTCTTTGAGAACATTATTCATAACCTCTGTTAGTGGGGTGATGTCTACATTCTCATGTGTTTTTAGCGTCTCATGTAATGAGCTTAGTGCCTCTGTAACTTCTTTGGAGTCCTCGCTAGTTGCGTAGCCCTCTATTTGGTTGATAACAGCAGTCTTTGTAGTCTTGCCGTCCATGTAGTCAACTACCATCTTAGCGGTCTTAACAATAGTTTCTTGCAAGTCTAAGTTAGCTATCTGATTCTTAGAGTCTTGGTTAGCCTCTTTAGCTTGCTGTGCTTTCTGGTCTTGTACTTGTCTTAGGCCGCTTAAATCCATATTGTTCCTTGTTAATTGGTTGCCCCTTTATTATACCTTAGTATTCTGCCGTCTGTCGGTATACTATCGTTGGTATATTAAGGGGCTATTAGTTACTACGCTTCTCGCGTGAGTGTTCCGCTAACAGCTGTGATGTTCCAACCAGTTGTTCCGTTACCAACTAAGGTCACGAATGAACCTGCTGGCTGGTTAGTAAAGATTACATCTTTGTTGTCTGCTGCTGTGAATCCGTTACCTGCAATGAGGTCTGCTGCTGCTGGGCTAACTGCTAGAGTTATACCTGGTGCGCCTACACGGAATGTGAAGCTATACCCGACTACTGTTACTGGAAGTGTTACTACTGAAGTAACTGTTACGTCTTGGACTAGTCCCTGGTCTTCAATCGCCATTGTATCTGTTGATGCACTGATGGTTGCTGACTCTTGGTGACCCATTCCTCTTAAATCTACTGACATATTTATTTACCTTTCTTTGGTGCGACTTCCTCTTTCACGCTAGCTTTGGCACGGTGGGCTTCAAGAGCCGCTTCTACCGCTTCTGCCTGTTTACGGTTTTCTTCAGCAAGACGTACTTGCCTCTGATGGTTGTATTTAGCTGATGCTTGGATTTCTATAATCGCTTCTTTTGTTAGTGCCATTGTTTTCTCCTTATTAGTTGTTATCAACTATGCGAGAGTTCTACGCAGTTTTGTGGATACCGATGCAGTTGACTTTATTAACATCAACGAATGCGTCGTATCGGTGGCGGTATTCAAGCTGATCGCCTGATACACCTACTGGGTTTTTGTGTAGTGTGTAGTCAACTAACTTCTCTGGTGATACACATACGCTTGGGTGTGTGATGACTAGGTCGGTGTTAGCTGGCATACGAACTGATGGTACTTCTACTAGCTTAACGCCGTCGATAGTTCCAAGTACACCTGATTTCTTATCTTTGTAAGACAAGTCAGATGAATCAAGTAGTGTTGACTGCTTGATGAAGTTTACGTAGGCAGGAGTAAGCAGTGCTACTCGTCCTTCTACTGGTGCTTCTTTGTCGCTAATATCAGCGTTGATAGTTAGGAAGTTCGTGTAAGCGTTAGCTGCTGTGGTAGCTCCGTCTGCAACGATGTCGTCACGACCTGCTTCTTCACCAGCTGTTACGATTGTCTGAATGATGTATGTGTCAATTTCAGGGATTGTAACATTCTTAGTTGCTTGTGCTAGGTATTTACCTGGCTTACGAACCATCATTGAGTCTGTGTAGTTACTCTTGTCGATAGTTTTTGTCCATGCACGGTCTCGTGAGAGTGTGAATGTCTGTACTGTGTCTTCTACTTCTGTAGCGTTACCGTATCGAGCTTGTCCGCCGTTTACGTTATAGTCGCCCATTGTAGGGTCAGTTAGTGTGTAAACGTTAATTGCGTTAACACCGTCCCATGACCAGTTCTGGTTAGTTACCATTTTAGTCTTGCGACCAGCTGATAGTGCTTCAGAAGTTTTCTTCTCAAATTTACTGGCTAAGTTTACTGCCATAATGGTTTGCCTTTCTTAATTGCAAACTCTAATTGACGCTATTAAACTCCGTATCGAAGTCATCTAGGTCTTGGTCTTTTGGCGCTTCTTTTGGTGTTCTAGTCGGCTTGGCTGTGGTACGAGTTTTCTCCGCCTGCTTCTTTTTTGTTTGCTCCCTAGCACCAATATTGCGAAATTGACCAATAGAGTCCATTTCTTCTTTTAAATATTGGTACACATCACCTGTAACTTTAATTGGATTGCCGTTCTTGTCCTTTTGAACGTACATAGCTTCGAACTTATCTAGTTGGCGGGCTATATACTCCTTAGTCTGAGTATCGGCTTTGTCTATCCCTAATTCAGTTGCCGCTCGGCGTATTGCTACGTCCATTGACTGTTGATTTAGTTCTATACGTTCCTTTTGTATGTTAAAGGCTTCTACCTCTAATTGACGCTTCTGCAACTCTTGTTCATCCCCTTCGGCTTCCTGTAGGTAGCGGTCTAGGTTTGCTTTCTCGTTAGCTTCTTTAGCCTCACGCAGTTGGCGTTCGGCTTCTCGTCTTTTAAAGGCTTCGTGGGCTAGTTCCTTCTGACCCTTGTCTTCGGGTTCTTCCACTTCTGAGGCTGTGTCTTCCTCTGACTCGGGTTCTTCTTCTACCTCTTTGGCAGGAGTTTCTTCTTCGTCGTCATCTTCATCAGATTCTTCTTTGGAGTCGTCCGTCGATTCGTCCTCAGATTCAGTGTCTTCTTCTACATCGTCGGTTGATTCTTCATCAAATGATGCGTCGTCTTCCTCTAATGCGTCGAAAGGATCACTCTCGTCTTCTGTTGATGTTGCTTCCGATACACTTGTATCTTCTGCTGTCTGTGCTTCTTCAGCGTCAGGCATATTTGCTCCGTTCTCCACGTATTAGGTGTGGCGACCATACTGTTATTTTTAGAGGGGTTAGCCTCGTGCATTATTTAAAGACTTGCCTACAGTCATGGGGTTTGGGAGTTAACCCTGTGGGACACTACGGTTTTGGTAGTACCCCACACGACTAACTGACCATTCTAGCCATACAGACCTTCATCTTGTACCCCTGTTAAATTTAAAGTGCCTATGGTTTGGGTGTCCAGCGTTTTCACAACTCATTACCTCGCCTCTGTCTACCCAGAAGTGATTAACTGCTGGTAGGGTGTCCATGTTTAGTTCATACTCAGTGCGGCGCTTAATCTCTTCGTCTATAGCTTCTTGGTCATCTATTGGCGCGGTTGGTGTCATTTCTTCTCCCTCATAATTGCTGCTATACGTGACTTGAGGTTCTGCATTGAAGCTTTATAAAGTTTGAGTGCTTTGGCTTCTGCTGTGATGTCACCATCTTTATCAATAAGGTCTAGCTGCCTTAGGATGACTGCGTTAGTCTCTTTGTCTATTTCTTTATTGAATACTTCTACTGCTGGTAGTATCTTGGCTCTAGCTTGTACCTTTACTTCTGCTTTCTCTTCCTTCTTTAACTTGACTCGCTCTAGCTTCTCGGCTGTTGCTGAGTTCATACCTGTGTATAGTGCTGAATCGTCTCTCATTGTTGTTGTTCACTTTCTGCTTTAGCTTGCATTGCTCGTACTACGTCATCTGGTGGTACACCGTTAGCTTCCATGTCTAGGGCTTCGGCTGCTGTTTCGGCTGATACGCCATACTCTTGCATTACTGCCTCCATGTTTGCTTGTAGTTCTTCTGGTGATTGCTCTTGCTGTTGGGCGGGCTGTCCTTGTAGTTTCTGACCTTTAATCTCCATATCCATTTGGTGTTTCTGGTCATTTTGCTGTAGTTTCTGTTCCATTAGAGGGTCGCCACCTTGAGCGTTAGGGTCTTGGCTTGGGCCTTGACCTTGTTCTTGCATAGCCTGTTGCTGTGCCATCTCTTCGGGGTCTACTTCTTCTAGTATCTTGTCGTTATCGGTAGTTAGGTTGATGATAGAGCTAAATAACTCCCCCATGTTTAGGCGGTAACCTGATTGTGCTAGTACCTGTTCAATGGTTGGGTCAATGCTACGTAGTTCTACAATCTTTAGTAGTGCCTCTAGTCGCTTATCTTCATCCTTAGACTTGTCATCTTCTGCGTCTAGTTCAAATGTGAATGTAGATCGTGCGTTATCCCATATGATTTCTAGTTCATTAGTTGGCTCGCCCTCTGCGTCTACTGGGAACTCTAGCCCTGCTTTAGCTAGTAGTTCACGCTCTTCATCAGATAGCTTGAGTAAGTCTGTACCTTGCATGTTAGCGAAGGTGATGTTGATTAGGTTCTTAGCTACTGCTTCGTATGTAACGTATAGGTTATCTTTGAAGTCCTCATCATCAATAGATAGCTGGTTCTGTTGGAAGTCTACGCCAGCTGGAGTCTTGGAGTAGTTAGGGTCGCCGCTACCTGATGATGATATAGATGTATCGCCTACAGGTATGAGCTGGTTAAGTGATGTCTTGTACATAGATACAGTAGATGCTAGTTGGTTGTATACACCGTTAGCCATCTCTACAGGTTCTACTTGTGCGCCGCCTAGGTACCAGTTCTGATCTTGTGCATAGATAAGTGAGTCTTCGTCTACTTCGTCCTCTGGTCCCATAATCTTTTTCGGCGGGCGGATACCAATCTGCGTAGCAAGGATATGCAATCGTCGTAGTTCATCTAGTACGTTTTGTGTACCACCTGCGAGTCGCACAATACCTATACCGTAAGGGTTGTTGAAGTCTTGGTAGCAGTATAGATACTTAACTGGTATGTCACCTGTTGGGTCTGGGTTTTCCCATTCACGTACTGTTGAGTCAGTAGCTTTGTGATACATGTAAAACGGTGCTTTGATACCACGCTGGAATACTATACAGAACTGTATGCCACCTTTAGTAACTGCCTTGTCTTGCTTGTCTTCGTGTTCTTCGTTAGCGTCTCGGTCTTCACCCTCTGTCTTAGAGTCGTAGATTTCTTGTAGTTCTTTAACGCTCCACTTGTTATAGCCGTCTGTTGGATTCTCTTTAGTTTCCTTCTTGGCTTGTTCGATAAGGTCTTTAACCTGTTTACGAGTGTAGAATACATCCCAGAAGATAAGGTCTGAGTCTTGGTCTGATACCTTACCAGCTTCTAGGCGTACATCTTGTGCGTAAGGAATAATAATATCACCACCTGTGTAGTCTCCATTGTCCACTAGTAGAGAGATGATAGGTTGACCACCATATATAGCGGCTTTACGGACTGCATCCTTCCATTTGCGGGACCATGGTGCTTGTGAGTTAGCGTTAGGGATAATCTTGCTTTCCCAGTAGATGTTGGCTAGTTCCGTGATCCATGCTTCGTCTCGGTCTTGTGATTTGGCGCGACCTTTAAGCTCTGAGTTGACGATACGCTTAGGTAGTTTAAATAGTGCTGCAGCTAGTGAGCCGTCATTAACTTCTGGTAGGGTCTCGTCTAGGTCTTCTATTAGGCCGTTGTCTGCTAAGCGTTCGTACTCGCCATAGTTCTTGCGCCATTGATAGGCTTCATCTTTAGCTCGTGTATATTGTTCTTTTAAGTCGTCTTGGTCGAAGAATGCCATAGGTGTTGTCGTTGCTCCTGGTTAGCGCCTCGACAAAACGGTTGGCTGTTATACTTGTATATTACTACAGATCGTGCTTATTGTTAAGTATTATTATCTAGGCACTTGCTGCTGTGGTATCTTTTATTGTCAGTAGCCCTTGTGTAGTAACCGCCACCAAAAGGGTAGGTGATAATAGACTTCTTACACCCGTCACACTTTACCTCTGCAAAGCTCTTTAGCTGATTGGCATTAAACTTATACTCATTCTTCGCCTTAGCAAATGCTTTATCGTCTAGGTCTTTGACCATCTTCTCTATAGCTTTAACGCTAGTTGGTTCTTTTATATCTAACCAGTTCTTTATTAGTTGCTTTACCATGGTGTCCTCCTTAGAACTTTCGCTTAATAGTCACATACTTCTTTGTTAGCTTATAGCCACCTTTATCAGACTTGACTATGGTAATTGTGAGTTTGGGCGAGGTCTTACCTGTTATATGCTTGAGCATTTCCTCTACATCATGTACTAATGTCACATCTGTACTAATGGTAGTCTTCTCTGTTTCTTCTAGTAGGTGGGCTAGTTCTTCGTAGTAAGACTTAGTAGTTATCTTAGTAGAGCCATCTGGTTGCTTGTCGTATGTGGTGCGTTTCTCGTGCTTAGGGTTCATGAGTTCTCCCCTAGGTATTTAATTGGGTCGTCTGCTATTACCATTTGTTGTAGGTGGTATTGCCATGCTGGGTTTGATTTGTAGTCTACATCTCCATCTACGCCAGCGCCGTATTCAGTGTGAACAACAAACAGCGCCATATCTGTCTTAATTGGTAGTACTGCAAGTGACTTGTCTATGTGCAACTCTTCACCCCATAGAGCCTTAGCAAAGTCATGGTCGAATAGTAGTGAGCTAGGCCCACTGTATTGTAATCCGTACAGTAAGTACCTTTTAGTCATTTCTGGCAGTACAGTTTCTAGGTCTACGTCCCACCCACCATCTATAGCCTTAGTGATTGCTTGTTCTAGTATTTCTTTAGGTAACATGGAATGAACTCCTTTTCTGTGTTTGGCGTTTGTGTTCTTTCTTCTTTGGGCGGAGGGCATCAAATCCATAGCGTAGTGCATCCATAAAGTGATTCCATAGGTCTACTGGTACGTTGAGTACTCTCTCGTCCTTATCCTTGAGCCATAGGTAGTTACGATACTCTTTAAGTCCATTGATAGAACGCTTGGTGATAGATATTTGTTGGTCTCTTACATACTGTATACCCTGATTAACTGAGTCCTTGCCCTTGACTACACCTATGACGTTGACACCATATAGCCTTAACTCGTCTATACTTTTAGGTTCGGCGGAGTCTGCTATCACTAGTGCCTTGTCTACGTTATTCAGTATGTCTGCTATCTGTTTGTTAGTCAGCCCCTTCTGATAAGTAACCTCATCTATAATATAGCCACCATTGTATTCATATATAGCTACTATAGCTGTTGGGTCGTTAGTATAACCGAAGTCTAGCCCATATCGTACTAGTCTAGCTTCATGAGGTATTGAGTCTATTACTTGCCAGCCTGTGAAGACACGCTCTTCTGCCTCACCTAGTAGACCCTCACCGTATACTCTCCACCATTGCTTGTTGATCTTGCGACGTTCTATCTCTCCTACAATAGACTCTGATAGTGCTTCGTTGTCCTTGTAGGTGAGTACTATGAATTCTACGTCATCTCTGTGGCCTATGTATTCCTCATACATGAAGAACTCTGCTACTGGGTTCCAGTCAGCGAAACAGAACTCCTTAGTACGTATAAGCATCTGTTCAAATGATTCCTTGTGTATGTTGTTGCACTCATTGACGAATAGTCTATCTCTCCTGGGTCCACGTACCTTGCCTGGTTGGTCAGCACTAAAGAACTCTATCTTGCTGCCTGTCTCGAATGTATAAGTAAAGTCTGTCTTAGACCATGCGTCGTCTTTGAAGTATCCTTGCTCCTGCATAATACTGATGAAGTCTCTCATAGCTCCTTTACGTAGGTGAGGGAATGATTCAGATACTACTGATGTGAGGGTTGGTGACTTGTCTGATTGGGCGCGGGCTATTAGATATATAAGTATAGATATAGTCTTGCTGGCTGACGTACCACCTGCTACTGCACGTATACGTTTAGACATTCCTTTGATCTTCTTGGTGGCGGTAGTCTGGCTATACATCTATTTGGTCTACATCCATTATAGGCTTAGGGAGGATATGTGTAGTCTCTGTCTCGTTCTTATCCTTCCATCCGAAGTTGTTCTTTAGGTTGAATATAGCCCCTGCTTGGTTGCGTGATTCCATCAGTCTAACCTCTACATCTTCGTGTACTCGGTTCCTTGCCATCTTAACTGTGCCGAAAAACTCCTCTTTCTTTGAGTAGTTTAATAGTGTATCTCGGTCTATTCCTAATCTGTTAGCTAGCCCACTCATCGTGTATGGGGCGGGATGGGTGATTGCTACTACGCCTCCCTCTTTATCATGTATTTCTTTTATTCTATTATTACAGAACTCAAAGTACTCTTCTATCTTGTCTTCTAGTTCTTCTGCTGACTTGAACAATAGTGGTCTGCCGTTTGGTCTTATGACTATCTCTTTCTTCTTAGGCATTGGGCAAGTCCTTACATAAGTAGTTAGTTATGTGGTAGCCTGCTGCTTCTAGTAGTCCTTCTTCTGACTCAGCTGTTACTGTAAATGACTTATCCCAGTTGTATAGTCCTATGCTATCGTCCTTCTTGCCTTGTGATTCGTCTATGAAGCGTATCTCTATTGCTTCTCGTGGGTAGATGGCGTGTAGTGTTATTGCTTGTTGGGGTTTGGCGGGCTTAGGAGGGGTGTCAGGTTCCATATAGGGGCTGTCCTTGATTAGTTAGCTATAGTCTATCATGCTTGTGATTGTGTAGCAAGCTATCGGCTTGTGTAGCAAGCTGTGGATAAGCTACTAATTATGTATGCACAAGGTATTGCTTATGTTGATAGCTTGTGCTAGAATGTTGTTAGTGAATAAGGCAACTTACTCACAGTACCTTGAGAGCTTATCGATTACATAAGGGAACAGCACTAACCGAGCAATAAGCCGACTTGTACTTACTACCTTATGTGACTGGTGGGATTGGTGTTCTATCTCCTATACAAGAGCGTAAGTTGGGCGGCAATGCGAGAGCTGCTCAACATATAACGTACTGTGTAGGCGTTAGAACATCAATTGGGCGGTCAGCACCACTAGTGTGAACTGTACGAGTGTAAACCTCAAATCGCCCCCAAATAAAATGAAAGTAATGAAAGGAATTATTATGAACGATATATTGAATACAGTGTTTTGGTCTATTACTATTGGAGCATTTGTTCTGATGGTGATTGGTTAGGCGGGCGGTATGACCAACACCCCCAACCCCCAAGCTAATACGGTAGATGAGATAGTGGAAGAACTGTTTGATATGGGCATTTTAACTGGAATTGGTAAAACAAATATTGATGTTAGTGGAGCAAAGCGGTTAGCCACCCAAGCCATCCAAGCCCTAATTACAGAAGCAAAAGCAGAGGTTTGGCAAGAAGTAGATGAATTAGCTCTAGGCTATAAGTCTTACAGAATGTCTGATGTTGCTCAAGACCGCCTAACCCAATTAAAGAAAGATTTAAGTAATGAGTAATATATGTAAGAGGTGCAACCAAGCCGAAGCTGAAATTAACTATTGCCAAGAGTGTTGGCTAGAAATGTGGTAGCTATGAGTAAATGGATATACAAACAAATATGGAACTTTAGTGAATGGTCTAGTATCGGGCTAGGCAAGTACGCACCCTACGTATTTGGCAAAATGCTAGGGAGTAAAGGCTCAGAAGTTGATGATACTGGTAAGCGATAATGACCCCCAAACCCCAAGCTAATACACTAATGGAATTAAAAATGAACCTATGGAGCTTAGCAGATACGGCAGAAGTAGAGGAGTTAGTAACTAAATGTGAGGGCAAGCATATCCAGCAGGTAGTCTATTCAACCTATCACAAAGGCATGACACAAATATGTTTTGGTTGCATGGCGGTGAATACCAGCATACCAATCGCCCCACTAAAGGAGAACAAGTAGATGTCTAACACCCCCAAACCCCAAGCTAATAGACTAAACCAACTAATTAAGGAGAAATTATGAGTAAATTAACAAAAGAACAAGCCCTAGCAAAGATTGAAGAATTAAAGAAGTACGTTGACCAAGTTGATGTAGAGACTGATAAGCCTATTGGTATAGCTATCAAATCACGGTATGGCGAGCCTATCATTTACCAATCTACAAAGCCAACACTAAAAGAAGCAGTCGTTGAGGCAGTGGAAAATGGTGCAAACCTGAGTGATGCAGACCTGCGTGATGCAAACCTGAGTGGTGCAAACCTGAGTGGTGCATACCTGAGTGGTGCAGACCTGAGTGGTGCAGACCTGCGTGATGCAAACCTGAGTGGTGCAGACCTGCGTGATGCAGACCTGCGTGATGCAAACCTGAGTGGTGCAACCCTGAGTGGTGCAACCCTGAGTGATGCAAACCTGAGTGGTGCAACCCTGAGTGATGCAAACCTGAGTGATGCAAAC